TGTTGGGCCATTCTATGCTCCGCTGTTGGCAGTAAACCAAAATGCTGATAGCACACTAAATGTAAGCTGGAGCAACTTTACTGGTGGTAGTCCAACTACTTATCAAGTACTAGTGGATGGCGCACTGCAGACCACTGTAACAGCACCTGCTACCTCAGTCTCCTCATTATCAGTAAGCTCGGGTGCTAACCGTGTATTAACCATTAACGCATACAACGGTGCATCATTAATGAGCGGTATAACCAAAAACTTTAGGCGATTTGACTATACAGGTGGGGCACAGACTTGGACAGCACCGGTGGGCGCGCCCGGCTACATACTGGCCGATGTACTGGGCGCACAAGGCGGTGAATCGGGTGGCCAAGGTGGGCGCACTCGAGCTTATATTGCAGTCAACAACAGTGAAACCATCAACCTGTATGTTGGTGGTAAAGGCACAGATGGAACTGGCAGCACCGGGTGTGTTGGTGATCAGCCAGGGCGAGCAGGTGGGTTCAATGGCGGTGGGAACGGTGGCGCAAACAAAGCCGGTTGTGCTGGAGGATATAATCAACGCATGGGATCAGGTGGCGGAGGTGCTAGTGATATACGACGCAATGGCACAGCACTCAGCAACAGAATCATAGTCAGTGGCGGGGGAGGCGGATGTGGACCAGCATCAGGCTTTGTTAACAGCAGTTGCGGTGGAACAGCAGCCGATGTGGGACAAGGTGCAGGCTATAATACCGGTGCTGGATCGGGTGGGGTAAATGGACAAATTGGTTGCGGTGGTGGATGGCCTATCTCTAGTGCCGGCGGCGGTGCTAGTACTAGCAGTGGTGGATCAGCTGGAACTGGTGATGAAACAGTGGGCAATGTGGGCAGTTTGGGGCAGGGTGCCAACGGCAACTTTAGCTTTGAGGGCAGTAATAACCCCGGACGCTCTTCAGGTGGGGGAGGTGGATACTACGGTGGCGGTTCGGGTGGCATTAACAGTAACTATGGATCAGGTGGATCAGGTGGTGGCGGTTCAGGTTACCTTGACCCCGGCTTAACTACTATATACTCCAGTTATGGTACCGCTACATCGGGATACAATACCGGGGATGGTAAAATATTGTTGAGTTGGTAACCAAAATCATCATAAATAACTAAATACAAAACTAATATAGGGAGTGGTCGCACTGCGATTATCAATCAAATATGGCATTAACCAAAGCAACAAATCCATCACTAGGCAGTGACTTTATCTATTTTAATGGTACACAAGTAAAGCTGGGCGATACTCTTAACACCACACTCAGTGGTATAGTCAACAGTCCAGCATTGGCATTTGCCAACGGACAGCTGACTGCTACCAACGACGCAACCATAAACGGACTCACAGTGGGTAGAGGCACAGGTAATGCTGCTACCAATACTGCATTTGGTGCTAATGCTCTACGAGCTTCACAGGGTGGTGCTAACAACACTGGTGTTGGCGCCAATGCTGGACAGTTGGTAACCACAGGTGGTGGTAACACCATGGTAGGCTCACAAGCTGGATCAGCTATTACTACAGGTTCTAACAACGTGGTCCTAGGTGCGTACACAGGTGCTGCTGCTCCGATCAGTGGTACTGGTAGTAACTTTGTGGTGTTCAGTGACGGTTCTGCCAACGTAAGAGGCTACTTTGACGCGTCAGGTAACCTAAACATTAGAACTGCTGCTGCCGGTCTTATCTTTAACAACGCCAGCGCATTGGTCAACTCCACACTAAACGATTACGAGACTGGGTCTTGGACTCCCTCACTGGGTGGTACAGCTACATATACTACCAACACGGGGTCATATGTCAAAGTTGGGCGATTGGTTTACATTACTTTTTATCTCAACATCAGTGCTATTGGTACAGGTAGTACAACAGTGCTGTCAGGATTGCCGTTTACTGTTGAAAACACTGCTGTGGCATTCAGCAAAGCCGGTATGGTCAGCTACTTTACTGGCCTAGCTACCAGCGTTACTACACTGTTTGCTCGCCCCATCGTTAATACAGCAACAATGGACTTTCCTGGGCTAACTGCTGCTGCTACTGCTGCTACCAACCCAGTTACAGTATTCACAACCAACACACAGCTACTGGCCAGTGCTGTGTATCAAGCTACATTCTAAAGGATTATTATGTCACTTACTAAAACCACCTCAGTGGATCAAATCACTATTGAAGCCAATGGCATTGTGCTTTACCGTGAACTAACACGTATTTTAGAAGATGGTGCTGAGATCAGTGCTGCTTATCATCGCATTTCGTTAGCCCCGGGGCAGGACCTAACAGGCGTACCAGCCAATGTAGCCGCAGTTTGTGCAGTAGTTTGGACTGAAGCCATTGTTGACGCTTATCTAGCACAGGTAGCACCAGCAGAATAAATTAGGGCAAAAATTGTGTGGCTGTCGACGGCAGCAGTTAAATACTCAACACACAACTTTTATCCTAATGAAAATTTCAATCGCCATCATCGACATCATAGGTTTGCCCTATGATGGCTCAACAGTATACCAACAAGGCCTAGGCGGCAGCGAAAGCGCAGTAACCTACATGAGTCAAGAACTAGCCAGACTAGGACTTGACGTTACAGTGTTTAATCGCTGCAATACCGATGGCGCACAACCTGGCAACTACGACGGAGTTGTATTCCGTCCCGTAGAAGAACTAGCACAAGATCACTATTTTGATGTTGTAGTCAGTTCACGCACAGTTATACCATTCATGCCTGCAGCCGAATTGCCCAATTTGGGCGACCATCGTGCACTACCCTACATGGGCATGAATCTGTACGATAGGATCGTATCACAAGCTCGAATGCGTGTGCTGTGGATGCACGACACATTCTGTTTAGGAGATCGTGCCATCGAACCATTGGCACTGGCTGATCGTATCACAGACATTTTTACATTGAGTGATTGGCATACCAGTTACATCTCCACATGCGACCATGGTGGTAAACGCATGTATGAAGTGCTTAAAAACAAACTGTTCATTACACGCAATGGTGCTCGCTGTCATATTCCCGAAGTGGACATTAAAAAGAAAAACCCCAATCTCTACGTGTACAATGCTTCAGTAACCAAAGGCATGATTCCACTAGTAGATCGCGTGTGGCCTGCAGTAAAGCAACAGTTGCCTGATGCCAAACTAGTTGTGATTGGTGGATATTATAGATTTGGTGCCAGTGCTGCTCCTGACGAGCAGGAACTGACCTGGCGCAAGATGGTCAATGATCCTCGGTACGAACAGTTGGGAATCTCATTCACTGGTGTTATCTCACAGCCTGACATAGCCAAACTGCTGGCACAGGCCAACTTCATGATCTATCCCACCAGTTTCCCTGAAACGTTTGGCATCAGCACACTGGAAAGCCTGCTGTACAATACACCGGTGTTGACCTGTAGATTTGGTGCTATGGAGGAAACTGCCGTAGACTTGGCCAGTTACAAAATTGACTATCCCATTGAGCCCAACAGCTTGTATCCCAACATCAATACGGACCACCAAGTAGCGCAGTTTGTGGCCATGACAGTGGCCGCTGCCCGCAATCCGTACCTACATCAGCAAAAACAGTACTACTGCAATGCTGTCAAACCTGTAGCTGGATGGGATACGGTAGCACAACAGTGGCGTCAGCACATTTATCACCGTACAGGACAATACTTGTCTCGAGACGACTACCGTAAAGTAGCCCAGATTAACCGTACAGTACATCGTGTGTGGGGACGCAGACAGCATAATTTGGTAGAACTAGAGCCGGCCCGCAGCAGCACTGAACGCGAAATCATAGTGATTGTGCCATTTTACAATGCAGCCAACTACATTGGTAAGTGTATACACAGCATTGCTGCTCAGGACTATGACAATTACCACTGCATCATCATCAATGATGCTAGCACTGATGCTAGTGAAGCAGCAGTTATGGCCGCACTAGCTGAATTACCACAGTCAGTAGAAGCACATTTCCAATATGTAGCCAACAGCACCAATCAGGGCGCAGTATATAACCAAGTGCGAGCCATTCGCAGCATAGGTGACCCCAATGCCATTATCATGTTGGTTGATGGTGATGACGCACTGGCAGCCGACAACACTATTTTTGCTCGCTACAACACAGAATATGCCAACGGGGCAGAGTTTACTTATGGTAGCTGTTGGAGTGTAGTGGACAACATTCCATTAATTAGCCAACCTTACCCTGAAGCAGTTAAACAAAACAAAACTTATCGTGACCACAGGTTTAACTGGAACATGCCCTACACACATCTGCGTACATTCAAACAAGGATTGATTCGTACACTAGTTGATGCTGATTTCCAAGATGATCGTGGCGAATGGTTCCGTGCTGGCGGAGACGGCGCTGTATTCTACAGTTTGCTGGAACAGGCCAGCCCTGAGGGTGTACGCTGTTTAACTGACATTGCTTATTTGTACAATGATGCTAGTCCACTTAATGATTACAAAATCAACGGTGCAGAACAAACACGCAATGCTAATGCTATACTGGCTCGACGCCGTCCACAGCTTTACTCGGTGATTGTGCCCACAATGTGGCGTTGTGCCGATGACTTTGTGGCCTTTTTAACTCAGTTGGTAGAATACCCATTAGTGGGTGAGGTGATCATCATTGACAATGCTGCTGCGGCTGCTCCTGACACCATGATTGCACATCCAAAGATACGACGTTTTGATCACGGTGAAAACATCTATGTCAATCCGGCTTGGAATTTTGGTGTTGAAGTTAGCCAGTTTGATAGACTGTGTATTGCAAATGATGATATTAGTTTTGACTTGGCATTGTTTGATCGCCTACAGGAACTGCTAACACCTGCGGCAGGTGTGTTTGGACTTTGTCCTGGTGATCCCTTGTTTGATCACCCACCAGTAACTGATGGTGCTATCAACATACTACCTTGGACTGGCCAGCACACACATGGATTTGGTTGCCTCATGTTCTTACACAAGAGCAATTGGGCCACTATCCCAGCCGAACTCAAAATCTACTATGGTGACAATTATGTGTTTGATTGGCAACTGGCAAATCAACGCACCAACTACTTGATCACCAATTTACGCTTCTCAACACC